TTGTTTTTTCGAGGTTCAGTCCTCGGCTTCTGTCTCTCCATTTTGCGTCCGGAGATACCAGAGGGACGAGGCCGCCTGCCGGAGTCGAACCGGCATATGCAGGAGAAAAGGAGGGATGCGTATCCGAGCAAAGTTCCTGACTGTTCCGACAGCGAGGACGGCAACAAAAAAGCACCCGGTTGGGCGCTGGGGTATTTGGGTATAAGAAAGCCCCTGTCAGTTATGGGTTGGTTATGCAGCTATTATTGAAAAGATTTGCACCATGTGATAATATAATTATAGGAATTGGTCCGTGTCGGCGGTAATTCTCCTTTGGAGATGTGGCGTGGTGTCAATTCCTTTTTTATTACAATCTTTTGGCTATTCTAATGATTTCATCGCCTCTTACAATTATCAATTCGAGCACAAACTGTGTGTCCTGCGACCAGAATACTTTGCTTATTTGGCTATCTGTTTCTTCGTCTGATATATCGATATTCGTTATGTCTACAATGTATCTTGTCGCCTGTCCTGGCTTCTTTTTAACACGGTTATAGATCTTGTTCTTACCCGTTCCCGGCTCAAGTGTTTTGATATCGTATTCAATTCCATTGAATTCTATGTCTGCGGAATGAATGCCTTCTGGATAGTTTATTTCCGGACGAAGAAAAATTGGCCCGCCAATTTTAGTTCTTAACAATTCCGCTATTCTCTTCTCATTTGGTTTGGTTTTGAATTTGATTAAATGCCCATCAATTTCATGGTATTCGCCGTTAAAGAAAACCTTGTCAATATTCTTAACCTCATGACTTTCAGGAATTGCATCCGGGAACCATTCATCCAGTGATACTGCCTGGTAATTCGAATCGTTAAAGAACGCTCTCGTTGCTGCAGAGGGCATGTCACCTCGTACAGCCCTCTTGAGCACTTCAAAAGATCCTTCTCTTTGCGCACCAATCTTATATTCCCGATCCAGCGCATCCATCACCCGATCGGTGTACTTGCTCCGGCTGACTCCGATTCTGTTCTGAGTAAATGCCTCTGCCATGAACTCATCGGCATTCTCCATGGAGTAATTGCTGATCTTGACGCTGTTTAGCCGGTCCTGTGCTTCCTTTATCTTCCGAAAGGCCTCCATTTGCTCCTCGGCACTGGCGCTGAAATCTGTAAGAGCCGGCTGCTTCCGGAGCTCTGCGATCTCAGCTTCAATGCTCCTGATCTCGTCCATGTATTCCTGATACATGGCTTTGATTTCCTTACGGGCTTTGTTGGTGGACGTCCAGTCCATACCGATCAGGCTCTTACGGGTCTCCTGCATGTCCAAAAGGCCATGAGCAAATTCATGGGTTGCCACGTACTGTGCTTCCATTCCCTCCGGGATCTTTACGCAGTATCCTTTATCAGACAGCTCACGGATGCGACTGATCATCTTCTCCGCGTCGCTACATTTGTGAGGATTGATTACCAGAACTTTCTGACCGATCGCGTCGTTGTGCTGCGTCTGTGCAAAGAAGTTTGCGCCAAAGGCTTCTTTCTTGTCTGCCACTTTGACCTGCGTAATGCCGGACATATACTCTTTTGACAGGTCTGAGATAGTGGTATTGAATGCCTCTGCCGTCTCTACAGAAACGCCAGTGTAGTCGGCCTTCACGTTATTGAGGGGACTATCCCTCAGCTGATCTGCGGGAACCAGGTTGAGCCCGTATTGTTCTCTCCTGCGGTTGTAGGCTTCGAGAAGAGAATATGTTCCCTCCTGATTGATCCCAGTGATCAGTGCCTTTTCGGTCTCTTCTTTGCGTCCTATCTGACGCTCCCGCCATTTCTTACGGCGCGCCTCATAGATCTGCTGATCGTCCTTATCCAGACTGTACTCAGCAAGCCGCTCATACTTCTCTGCCTGCCTCTCGGTCAGCTGCTCCCTGGCTTCCTCAGTCTCAGCCTTCTCGGCCTCTTTCAGCTCCTTCGCCGTAACAGGATCCGGCGTCTTGCTGATGCCCGGAATATAGGTCGTATGGCCGTCCTTGCAGCGGGGATGGTAGAGTCCCTCTGCCATGGCCTCGCTGAGGAGCTTGTGCTTCCCGTCCGGCTTGCCTCCGGAGTAAACATCATCGATCAGAATCTTCCCGATCCACTCAGCGCACTTCGAGCAGGGATGGCCGCCGCGCTTGTTGACGATGACCAGCTGCTCTCCCCACTCCTGGCGCTTCTTGCCCTCGCCCATGAGGGTCGCCCGGCGCTCAGCTGTGCGGATGTACATGTCCGCATAGTCGCTGATCGTGTGCCTGGCTCCGTTCTTGTAGACGATGGAGTCGATGCCGCGGGAGAGGAAGTCCTTGGTGGCCATGTCGATGGCCTTCTGGGGCGTTCCTGCGCCCGTATTGGCGTAGACCTGTGCGTCGTATATAATCTGCCGGTACTGGTCGTTAGAACGCCGCAGGACGGCCTGCTCCGCCTTCTGCATGTCGTTCTGTGTCGCTTCTACCAGTGCCTCCAGCTTCTTGTCATTGGTCCGGAAGAAGGCGTCTCCCTGGGCCTCAATGGAAGGCTGCCTGTTGGCATACCGCCTGCGGATCTTCTTGTCATCAGCGATCGACTGCAGGATCCGCAGCTCCTCTTCCTTCTGGCCCTGCTCCTCTGCCTCCCGGATCGCCTCGACCATCTTCTGGTTGATATCCTTGAACTGAGGGCCGTACTTCTTCTTGTTCCTGCGGCGGTACTCGTTCAGGTACTTCAGCTGCTCGACCTGCCACTGGCTCCAGTCGAATCCTTCTTCCTTCTCCTCATCCAGATGCCTCTTCAGGTTCCGCATCATGGAAGCGATCAGTTCATCCTCGATCCGGGCAAATGCCAGACCAACGTCATAGTCATTTAAGGCCATTGCACAGCACCTTCAATCCCTGCCGGCGGTATTCGTTTCGGGCCTGCTTCAGCTGTGTCCGGGAGGTGAACGAGATATTCTTCAGCTCATAGAAGTCAGGTCCCTTCCTGACCGCATAGATCCCGAGAGGGACCTTACTGCTCGCCAGCTCCAGGATCGCCTTCAGCTGCTCCTGGTTCATCCTCCAGGCTCTCTGCCCCAGTACCACCGTCACCATCGTCTTCTTCCTCCCTGTCCTGGCCGATTGCCGGCTCGTCCATGTCTACGAGGCCCTGCTCTGCCTTCAACCGCTCGACCTCTGCCCTCTTCTCCTCAGCAGTCCAGGTATCGCCGTACAGCTCCTCTACGGCCTGTTCAACGGACATGACGCCGCCCTGCTTGGCCTTCACGACCGTGTCAACAGTCGTCCCGAAGTCAGGAGAAGCATACTCTCCAAACTTCACGCTGACGTCATACTCCTTCGGAGCAGGCCCGTGGATCAGGTCGTTGGTCATCATGATCCGCTCGATCAGGAGCGGGACAGCATCGTTCAGCGCGTCTACGATCTTGCCGCGGACATGGAGCGTGACCTTTTCCTTCTCACGCTGAGCCTCGGCATTATCGGTCTTCTTCAGGTCGATGCCCAGCGTGGCCGGGCTCATGATGCCCTGCAGCACCAGATCCATGAAGGAGGCGTAGGAGTTGACATAGGCCTCATAGCTGATCTGCGGCTGGGAGACATCGATCTTGTCCTGTGCTCCCTCTGCCTTCAGCGATCCGACAGCGATGAAGTCATTGTCGAACGGATTCGCCTCGATCAGGGCACCGGTATTCGGATCCCTGGGAACCATGTCCTCAGGGATATACCGCTTCACACGGCCCATGCGGACAGCGTCCAGCCACTGGCTGATCACTTCATCGAGGGCATCCAGCGCATCGGTCTTTGTGTCGAACAGAGCCTTTCCTCTGCCGGGCCACTTTCCGCTCCGGAAGATGATCAGCGGGACCGCCATCATGAAGTCACCGTTGAAGGTCGTATCATTCAGACCGGCAACCTCCGGAACCGTCGACATCTCCACCTGCTTGCCGTCCTCGCTGAACAGCCTGTACCGGACATACCCGACGCCGTACTCCTCCTCGAGACGGTACTCTTTGCTCTCCACGGTATAGGGCGTGTAGAACTTGACCGCGGTGACCTTCCTCCCACGCGTCACGAACTCGACGCTGTCGGCCTCGTAGAACGAAACAACAGGGTAGGTGCTATCCTTGTCCACCGAGATCTTAAAAGCGCCGTCTGCGGCCGCCAGGGCCCCTGAAATGGCGTCTCCGAGGAGCCCGGTGAAGTCGCAGTCCTTTGCGATCTCTTCCCAGGTGTCCGCGATCGGATGTACATCCTCCCCTTCGCCGAAATCCACGCCGTCCAGGTCCGCCGTGATGATGTCTTTATAGCGGTCGATGACGATCGACACGATCCCGCTGTGGATCTTCCGGACCTTCCCGTGCGGTACTGCCGCCCAGAACCGATTGGTCTCAGAGTCCGTCGTGGCCATCTGCTTGAAGAACTGCGTCAGCTCCTCCGGATCTCCCCGGTACCAGATCTGATTCTTCAGCACGTTCGCCCGAAAGCTCAGCGGCTCCTTAATCGTGATCCTCTTTTCATTCGCCGGCTGAATCTTCAGCAGCTTAAACACAAAGTCTCTAAACCAGCCCATCAAGGTTTCCTCCGTCCTATCCCGATCCTTGTCTCATATGGCAGCCAGCCGTACTGCACTGAGTTGATCATGTGATCGTTCCCGTCCTCCGGCTCGTTGTCCTTGTCTTCCTTCCAGCTGTAGACCTCGAGCTCGTGAATATAAGATCG